GTGTCGCTTCGAGCCGAAACGATTCGCGCACTACGCGCCGCTCGAGTCTTGTACGACGCGCTCTATATGCGACCCGAAACGGAGGACACGATCGCGCACAAGGCGCGAACCGCAGCCGAACTCCTGCGATCCGGTGAAATAGAGAAAGCGATCGAGAACGATCCCGACGCCCGAGCCGCATACGCAGAGCTCGGAATCGAAGCAGTCTCCCCGGAGCAACTCGAAGAGGAAGACTCCGACGAAATGCGAGCCGAGACCTACACGCCGACTAGCGGTATGGTCGCCGAAGCTCGACGCGGCCTCGAATGGCGTCGAGCGTTTAACCGTGGAGGAACCGAGATCGGCGTCGCCCGAGCGCGGTCGATCGTGAACCGGCAGAACCTCCCCCTCGACACGGTGCAGAGAATGGCCTCCTACTTCGCACGTCACGAAGTCGATAAACAGGGACAGGGCTTCTCTCCCGGAGAGCCGGGCTACCCGTCAGCCGGGCGGATCGCGTGGGCTCTATGGGGAGGCGACCCGGGGAAGACGTGGGCGGAGCAGATCATCGAATCCACCACTCGCGAAGACGCATAGGCTACGATCACAGATAAGGCCGCACCTCGACCGATCACGCGAACGCACCTCGCCTAAGGCGACACCCGTTCCGGCGGAGACGACACCCGGACAGCACCTACCCGGCAACCCTCACACAAGGACACTCCACAATGTCGAACCCATTCCTCAAGTCATTAACCGAGAAGCGTTCCGCGAAGAGCGAACTCGTCGACGCAACCCTCAACCGCGCAAGCGACGAAGATCGCGACCTGAACGAGATCGAAGTCGCGAACGTGCAGGCCCTCGCCCTCGAGATCGAAAAGCTCGACGCACGTATCGAGCAGATCGCAGAGCTCGAGGTTCGGAATCAGAAAGCAGCAGAGCTCGCGAAGCGCGTCGACGTCAGCGTCGAAGAGCGCAGCGTCGGCGGTTGGAAAGTCACCGCAGAAGAGCCCACGTACCACGCTCGCGGAGAGCACTCGTTCCTCGGTGACGCGATCGCCGCACAGTTCGGCTCGGACTACGAAGCCGGCGCACGAATCGCTCGCTACAACCAAGAGGTGCGCCTCGAGAAGCGCGACGTCGGAACCGCTAACTTCGCCGGTCTCGTCGTGCCGCAGTACTTGATCGACCTCTACGCACCGCTCGCCCGAGCAGGTCGCCCGGTCGCCGACATCTGCCGAAAGCACGTCCTCCCGGCACAGGGAATGACCGTGAACATCTCACGCGTCACGACCGGAACAGCCGTCGGCTATCAGGCTTCGGAGAACGACACCGCCACCGAGCAGAACATCGACGACACGCTCCTCACCGTGAACGTGAACACGATCGCCGGTATGCAGGACGTCTCGAAGCAGGCGATCCTGCGCGGTGCGAACATCGAGGAAGTCGTCCTCGCCGACCTCGTTCGCGCTTACAATACGAAGCTCGATAACGGAATCCTGAACGGTTCCGGATCGTCAGGCGAGCCGACCGGTATCACGACTGCCTACACGCAGGTCGTGACCTACACGGACGCAAGCCCGACCGTCGCCGAGCTCTACCCGAAGATCGTCGACGCGATTCAGCGAGTGCAGTCGAACGTCTTCGCCGGCCCGTCGCATATCATCATGCACCCTCGACGACTCGGCTTCCTCTTGGCAGCCGTCGACTCGACCGGTCGCCCGTTGGTCGTCCCGAACGCCAACGGCCCAATGAATGCCGCCGGTACGTTCTCCGGTCTCGGCTACGGCGTCTCCGGGCAGTACTCGATGCTCGGTCTCCCGATCATCACCGACGCGAACGTCACCACGACGAACGGAGCAGGTGCTAACGAAGACCTGATCTACGTCGTCTCGGCGGACGAAATGCACCTCTGGGAAGCACCCGGTATGCCGACGTACGTACGCTTCGAGCAGCCGGACGGAAAGGTCGCGATTCGTATCGTGCTCTTCGGATTCTCCGCGTTCAGCGCAGGAAGATACCCACTTTCCGGTGCTTACATCGGTGGAACCGGCCTCGTTACCCCGAGCTTCTAAGCCCCCACTACTTAGAACCTCCCCGGCTTCGGTGCTGCCACCGGAGCCGGGGATCGGGCTTACACGATGACGACGAACGAAACACTCCGAAAAGGACTCGAGATCGAGCTCCTCGGCTACATCGCGAGAGGTTTAACCGATCGCGCCGAACTCGTTCGCCAAGAGTTAGCCCGGCTAGGCGCGAACCCTCTCTCGACGGACGGCGGTTCTCCCGTTCCTAGCCGGGCCGACACTTCTCCGAAACCGGTAAAGAAAGCAGCGAAGAAACCCTCGAAAGGACGGTAAGCCGTGGCAGTAACGAACGGGTACGCGACCGTCGAGCAGTTCCGCCAGTATCAGAACCTCCCGAGCCTTACCGTCGACGAAACCGCAACCGTCGAGCAAGGGATCGAAGCAGCTTCCCGGTCGATCGACAAGATCGCTAACCGCAGGTTTTACGCAGACGCGAACGCGACCGCGAGACAATATCGAGCGACCGACTTCTATCGTCTCATCGTCGACGACATATCTTCGACGACCGGCCTCGTCGTGGCCCTCGACACCGGCGGAGACGGTACTTTCGAGACGACCCTTACCCTCGGGACGGATTACATTCTCGACCCTCTCACGTCACCGCAGAAGCAGAGGCCCTATTACATCGTTACGATGATCGGAACGCAGCTCTTCCCGTCCCCGGTGAACCTGCGCCCGGGCGTACAAGTAACCGCTAAATGGGGTTGGTATAACGGGACGCCTCCGGACGACATAGTCGAGGCTTGCCTAATCCTCTCGTCCGATTACGTGAAACGAGCGCAGTCGATCGGCGGAGTCGTCGGTCTCTCCGAGCTCGGCTCTATCCGAATGTCGCCTCTCGGTCGCGATATTGGAGCGACGGTACGCGCCTACCGCCGACAGGTTCTCGCGTGATCCCCTCAACCGTACGAGACGGAATAAAGACCGCGCTCTCCACGATCACCGGTCTACGCGTCTACGACACGATCCCCGACGGAGGCGTCGCACCTATGGCAGCCGTAGGACAGCTCTCGATGACGTGGGACGAAGTGCTCCCCGTAGGAAACCTCGACGTAGCGACCCTCGACGTCTACGTCGTCGTCGGACGAATGAACGAACGCGCCGCGCAAGACCGACTCGACGGATACCTCGCAGGCTCCGGAGCCGGCTCGATCCGCGTCGCACTCCAAGCCGACCCCACTTTCTCGGGCTCGGTCTCGAACTCGATACTCCGCACAGCGACCCCGATCTCGGCTACTCTTAGTGGCGTGGAACATCTCGCCTATCGCTACTCGATCGAGCTCTACGGCTAATGGCCCTCGCGAAGTATCTCGTCGTCTCCGGGCGTCTCGTCGGATTCGAGCAAGGCTCGACCGTAACCGACCTCGATCTTCTCGCCGCCGGCGTGAACGTCGTCTCGCTACTCGCCGCCGGACATATCCAACCGTCCACCACGAGCACCCGGAAAGGTGCTAAAAAAGAACAAGACCAACCCGAAGAGGAGTCCTAAAAAATGGCAACCGTAACATTTGTCCCGAAGACGTCAGTTCTCACCGTGAACTCCGTCGATCTCTCCGATCAGACCGTCTCGGCGACTATGCGCTTCGAGTACGACGCGCTTCCGACCGACACGATCGCGAGCTCCGCGCACAACTTCACCGCAGGACTCGAAAACAACTCGTGCTCGATCACGTTCCTAGCGTCATACGCGAGCTCGGAGCCGTGGGCGACCCTTTCGTCCCTCGTCGGCACGACGACCACGATCACCATTAAGCCGACCTCCGGCTCGGCTTCGGCAACGAACCCGACGCACACTCTCACCGGGACGTTCTGCCCCGGCTTCGACGTCTACTCGGGCTCCGCAGGCGAACTAATGCAGATCGTGTTTGAGACGCAGGGCGGAACATACACGAGCGTTACGGCGTGATCGAGCTCGTCCGCGTGACCGTCGACAAGCGAGACGGAACGAGCAACACCTACGAAATCTTCCCGGAGGCGATCGCCGCTATCGAGGCTTTCACCGGGCTTGGATTCTTCGAGATATTCGCGCAAGATAAGCAGAAAGTGAACAACTTCTACTACTGCGCGTGGGCCGCCGAAAAAGATAACGGAAACGTCGTAAAGCCGTTCGAGCAGTACCGAAAAGAACTCCGAAACGTACGGTTTATCTTCCCAAAAGTGGAGGATTCCCCGTCGTCGGAGGAATAGCCGAGCGATACGCGACGCTTTCCCTCGCGTCGGGGAACTCGATTAGAGACCTCCTCGATACGCCGATCGAGTTCGTAAACGCTCTCGAACTACTACTCTCGAAGCAGGCCAAGAAACAAGCTCGAGAAACGAAGAGAGGACGATAGAGCGTGGAGATCAGCTTCCCGGAACTCGAAACCGAATCCCTCCTCGGCTCCGGTAGCGGCTCGGGCCGATACGGATACCGCGTCTCCGGTGATCGTGGCACGTACAAAGTGACCGGGCTCCGCGAAGTACGAAAAGCATTAAAGCAGTACGGCGACGAAACGAAGACCGCGCTGAAGCCTGCGAACCTCGAAGCGGCTCGAGTTGTCGCCGAGAAATCTAAATACTTCGTACCCGTCCGTACTGGTGCTCTCGAGTCCACGATCCGAGCGATCGCGACCACGAAGTCCGGTAAGGTTCGCGTCGGTAATGCGAAAGTAGAGTACGCCGGCCCGATCCACTTCGGGTGGCCTGCGCGTCTCATTAAGCCGCAGCCGTTTATCTATGACGCGCTCGACGACCGGATCGAACAAGTAATATCGGTCTATAACTCCGCTATTGACGACCTCTCGAGAAAGTACGACCTTACCTAATGGCTAAACCGATCACCGTCTCGATCGTCGGGAACGCCGGCCCTCTCCGGAAGTCACTCGGCGACGCCGATAAAAGCCTCTCGAGCTTCGCGAAGAATATCGGCGATCACGCCAAGAAAGCCGGGATAGCGTTCCTCGGCTTCGGAACCGCAGCAGCCGCAGGGCTCGCTATGGCTGCGAAAGCAGCCGCCGAAGATCAGAAAGCGCAAGCCCTCCTAGCGAATCAGGTTCGAGAATCCACCGGCGCGACGACGCTACAGATCGCCGAGCTCGAGAAGTTCATCGACGCTACACAGAGAGCGACCGGAGTCGCGGATTCACAGCTTCGCCCGGCCCTACAGACCCTCGCACGTGCGACCGGTGATCTCGATCAGGCGCAGCAACTCCTGAACCTTTCCCTCGACGTAGCCGCCGGCACGTTTAAGGACGTCGACACGGTCGCGCTCGGACTCGCGAAAGCCTTTAACGGCAATATCGGAGCCCTGACGAAGCTCGGAATCCCACTCGACGAGTCGATCGTGAAGTCGAAAGACTTCGCAGCCGCGCAGAAAGTCCTCTCCGATCAGTTCGCCGGAGCGTCCGCGACCGCCGCCGACACGTTCGAGGGCAAGCTAAACCGTCTCCGGATCGTCTTCGACGAGCTCGTCGAGTCGATCGGATACGCGGTGCTCGAGAATAAGTACGTCGAGGACGTGATCGGCAGACTTCCGGACGCGACGCAGGCCGCGATCGACGCATTCGGGAAAGACGGTCTTTCCGGAGCCCTGAAAGCGTTTACCGGGAATCTCGGCGTAACCGGAGCCTATATAGACGCGTTCTTCCTCTCGACCCGAGTAGCCGCGCTCGAGTTCACCAAAGGCGTGTTTAAGGCGATCGCGCCGCTAACGATCGCATTCGACGCGATTAACGCGACCGTCTCGGCGGTACTTGGAAAGCCTGCACCGCGAACCCTTGCCGCGACCCTGAACGAAGACCTCGGACGAACGCAGTTCGAGCTCGACGTAACCGTCGCCAAGATTAAGCAGCTTGAGGACATTCTCGAAGCACAGAACGCACAGCAGAGAGCGATCGCAGCACAAACCGCACAATGGGAGGCGAAAGTAGCGGCCCTCAACGGCACTCTAACGACTACGAAAACGAGTCTCGAAGAGTTCGCCGGCGGTGGCGGCGGCGGCGGTGGTGCGGTAGATAAAGCCGCCGAAGCCGTAAAGAAACTCCGTCAAGAGCTCGAGGGACAGTTCCCGAAAGCCCTCGACGCAGCCGCCGCGATCGCACGTAAAGCGACCGAAGAGTTCGACGCATACGCGAAGTCGATCGAGGACGCGATCCTGCGAACCCTCAACTATTCCGACGCGTACGACGCCGGCAAGGAATCCGGGAAAGGCTTCCTCGACGCGCTCCGATCGCAAGCCGAACTCGGTCGCGTCTACGCGGAACGGATTCAGCAGCTCGTCGCCGCCGGACTCGAGGGCCCGGCCTTGCAGCAGGTCATCGACGCGGGAGCGCAGACCGGAATCGCGATCGCCGACGAACTCCTGAAGTCGAACGCGAACATTCTCGAAGCGAACAAACTTGGAGCCGATCTCACCGCAGCCGCGAAACGCGCCGGAGAGATCGCCGCGAAGCAGTTTAAGATCGAGGGCGTCAATGCGGCGACTAACCTCTTACAAGGTGTCGAGGAAACGCTTTCCAGTTATCAGATTCGCCTAACGTCGCAGAACCTCACCGCGAAACAACTCCGACAACTTAAAGAGCAGTTCTACGTAGACGTAGCTTTCCTCTTTCAGACCTCCGGATATGCGATTCCGAAGCTCGCCGACGGTGGCCTAATCACCCGTCCGACTATGGCACTCGTCGGAGAAGCCGGCCCCGAGGTCGTGATCCCACTCGACCGGCTCGGCGGAATGGGCGGAGGCGATACCTACGTCGAGGTAAACATTAACGCGGCAGTAGCCGACGCCCGTCTCGGAGACGTCATCGTTCAGGCTCTTCGCGACGTGAACCGTCGAAGCGGCCCGATAGATATAACGGTTCTCTAATGGGCTCGACGCTCGTTACTGGCGGCTCCTACACCGTCGAACTCGATACCGGGGAGATCGAGGACGGAATAGTTCTCGGCGACGCGACCCGAGGCGTCCTCGGATCGACGACCTACGTTCTCACCGGTACAACCACGTTTACCGACGTCTCGGAGCTCGTCACGTCGCTACAGATTCGACGCGGACGTCGCAAGATAAAAGACCAGTTCGTCGCCGGATCGGTGCAGCTTTCACTCTTCGACAACACGAACCGAGACCTCGACCCGTATAACGAAGACTCGGCTTTCTTTAACGTCTCCGCAGAACTCCCCGGACTCTCACCGAATAGGCAGATACGAATCTCGAGAAACGGTACCTACATCTTTCAGGGCCGCGTCACCGCGTACACCTACGACTACGGCGAGCAGAACGTCGTAATAATCACCGGAGCCGACGACTTCGTTCTGCTCGCGTCGATCGAACTCGACGCACAAACCCCCACCGAGCAAACTTCAGCCGCTCGAGTCTCGGCGATCCTCGATCTCGCGGCGGTTGCGTGGGGAACGAACCGCGACATAACCACGAGCCCGGATACCACACTCGGCGCATACGCGATCTCCGACGGAACGAACGTCCTCGCCTACCTGCAGAAGATCGCACTAAAAGCCGAGTTCGGACGTCTCTATATGAGAGCCGCAGATAACTATCTCGTCTTCGAGCAACGAATCGGAAACACTCTCTCGGCTCCGACCGTCACATTCGCCGACGTCGGCGTAGGTCTCCCGTATAACCGGCTCGCGATCGACTACACAGCCGACGACGTCATAAACCGCGCCACGATTAAGCGCACCGGTGGAACCGATCAGACCGCACAAGACGCGACCTCGATCTCTACATACTACGTACAGGAATACGCCGACACCGATAACCTCGTCTCGACCGACGCGCAAGCCCTCACACTCGCGAACTATCTCCTTTTTCCGACACCCGAGCCACGCTTCACCGCGCTAGAGGTCTCGTTCGCGTCGATCTCTAACGAAGCGGATCAGGATTCGATCGCCTACCTCGAGATCGGCGAAACGATCGAGATAACCCGAACATTCGCGACCGGAACGCCGGCGTCGATCACCGAGGAGCTCGCGATCGAGGGAATCGAGCACCGAATCGAAGCCGGACGAGGCCACTTCGTCACCCTCTATACAAGCCCGACGGACGTCGTCTACGAGTTCGTCCTCGGAGACAGCCTCTACGGGATTCTCGGAGTCACCGATCCGCAGCCCGTCCTGACCTAGACTCTCACCTATGGCGACCACCCCGTACCCGTTCGTAGACGGGACAGTTCTTACCGCGTCGAAACTTAACTCGACGTTTAATGTCCCGGTCTCAACAAAGACCGCGAGCTATGTCCTCGTCGCAGCAGACGGCGGAACACGCGTCGTAATGAACTCGGCGAGCTCGACGACGATCACGGTTAATACGTCTTTATTCTCTGCTGGTGATTCGGTATGGATTCACAATATCGGCGCGGGTACTTGCACGATCACGGCAGGAACCGCGACAGTTAATACAGCAGGTTCTCTCGCATTGGCGCAGTATGGAGGCGGCAGCTTGTATTTTACGTCGGCGTCAACCGCCATATTTTTTCCCGCAAATATAAAGAATACTCTTGCAGTCGAATATCTTCTCGTCGGTGGCGGTGGTGGCGGTGGTGGATATGGCGGCGCGAACCTCTCCGGAGCTGGTGGCGGTGCTGGTGGCTTTGTAACAGGCTCAGGCATTATCGGAAAGACGACCTACACGGTCAAAGTCGGAGCAGGCGGCGCAGGAGGATCGACAGCGACGTTCTTTGGGATGAATGGGAATGCGTCCGCATTTCTCAATGCCGCTAACGGTGGCGGTGGTGGAGGTGCGCCAGTTCAAGCGAGCTCGATCAACGGTCAAAGCGGAGCGTCCGGTGGTGGAGGTTGCTATGCCGGAGGTTTAGGCGGTTCAGGGATAAGCGGAGAGGGAAACGCTGGAGGCGACGGCGTTCTCGCTTCGACGGGCGGCGGTGGTGGCGGCGGCTCAGCAAGCGTCGGTAGTAACGCCGCAGCCAATACTGGCGGAAACGGCGGAACAGCAACAGCCAACACCTACACCGGAAGCTCGATCTCTTACTCCGGCGGTGGCGGTGGCGGTGGGAACACCACCGGCGGAACAGCCGGAACAAACGCCGGTAATGGTGGCAGTAACGCAAACGGTAGCGCGGGAACGGCAAACCGTGGCGGCGGTGGCGGCGGTGGCGGAAACAATAAAGCCGGCGGGAACGGTGGATCGGGGCGCGTTGTCGTTCGATGGCTCACCGAGAACGCAACCGGACTCTCGATCTCCGTCACAGGAACAACGACAACAGGAACAGACGGCTCTTACACGTGGTATGCGTGGGACAGCACAGGAACATTGGTAATCGCATAATGGCTCACTTCGCGAAACTACAAGACGACCGAGTAATCGAAGTCATCGTCATTGGTAACGACGGCTGCGGCGGCGGCGACCATCCGGGCGGCCGCAACCTGCGACGCGTTCAACCACTGGCTGCGCTGCATCTGCGAGTGCGACCAGCAGC